GAATTTGATATGCGTTCTGCTAGATTTTTAGATGGTATAGAAGAAAATGATGACATATTTGAATATCTTAGAGATGCTGATTATAGTTTAAGCTCTGCTATTAGTCGTTCTTTTCAATCAGGAAAGTGGACTGATGAACAAAAAGAAGATTATGTTTATTTAAAAGATAAGTTTGACAACGCAGAGATTGATAGTTTTAAAGAAAGATTTCAAGCATTTACAAATATAACAGGCGATATAATACTTGACCCTTTAAATATTGTACCTGCTTTATTTGCAATACCTTCAGGTGGAACATCATTAGGTCTTAGAGGTTCTTTAGGTGTTGCAGGTCAACAAGCTATAAAACGTCAAATTAAAAGTAAAGTAGGTGAAACAGCCGCTAAAGAAACAGGGAAAGCACTTACTAGAAAACAAGCCGCTAAAGAAGTAGCTATTTTTTCAGGTGTTGAAGGTATGGCATGGGGTGGTTTACATAATTACTTTATGCAAGACATAGATATAGATTTAGGATTATCAGAAGATTTTGATTTAACTCAATTAGGTGCTAGTACATTGTTAGGCGGTGTAGCAGGTGCGGCTTTTGGTGGTGGTTTAAAATATGCTACTTATAAAGGAGCTAAAAAACCTATAACATCTTCAGGTAATAAAGACATTGATGATGTACCAGTTACTGAAATGCCAGAGCCACAACAACAAATGGAATTTAAATTTAGTAATGAAGATATTATTATTGATAGTACTAAAGATAAAAATTTAAGACAAAAAGTATTTGAAAACTTTAATATTGATTCAAAAATTAATTCTTTATCTACTTTTACTAAAGCAAAAGGCATAGCTATAGGTAAAACGATAGGTAAACCAACTACTAAATTTTTAGCTTATGTAGACAACTCTCCAAAACTAAAAGAGTTATTAGCTAAAGTTCGTTATGACTTTGATTCTACAATGGCTAGTAAAGGAGAATTTTTAGTTAAAGCTAAATCTTACGGATTAGCTGTAGGAGAAAGAACAGGATTATATAATTTTGGATTAACTGAAGCATTAGGAGTTTTAGGTAAAACAGGTATAAAAGCTAGATTAACAGATAAAGATAACATAGAATTGATAACTTTGTTGCGTGATAAAAACGTAGTAGCCAAACCCACTAGAGACAAAAGTAAAAAGTTTATTGGTGATATGGTAAGAGATGGAGAAGTAACTTCTGAAATGGGTTTTGCTTATGGTGGTCGTATTAATAAAGCAGGTGAGGTTGTTTATGATGGGACAGGTGGTGTAAGAAATTTATTAGATGATACGTTTCAAGATATTAAAGCTCAGAACTTATTTAAAATAAATACAGAAAATTTAGGAGGTTATATGCCTCGTTTATTTAATTATTCTAAATTAAAAAAAGCTGAAAACAGAAAGTTATTTCAAGAAAAATTAATTGAATCTGGACATGCTGACCCTATTAATGATAAAGATTTTTTAACGATTGTAATTGAAGATGGAACAAAAGTTCAAGGTATAAAAGAAGATGCTTTAGGAGTAGATGAAGAAGTTTTTGGCATGAACTTTTTAGAAATTGCAAAAGGTGACATGGTAAAAGCAAGACAATTAAAAGCTCAAAAAATTGTTGATGACATGTTAGAAGAAAGATGGACACCTTTTGAAATAAAGATGGCACAACAAGACTCTATGACAGGTCAACGTGGTAGTCATTTACAAGCTAGACGTTTTACAAATTTAAAAGATAATGAAATTTCTTTTGTATTAGAAAATGATGTACAAACAATACTTGAAAGTTACTTTAGTAACGCCGCTAGGTCTGTAGAACGAGCTAAGTTTTTTGGTAGAACAGAAGTAGAAATGTTTAATAATTATGTTAAACCTATTAGAGAAGAATTAACAGCTAGTGGTGTAAGTGACGGTGAATCTAAACAAGTAGCTGATGAAGTGTTTGATATGATGAGGCGTATTACTGGTATTGAAACTGATAGAGGTTCTATATTTAAAAAGTATGATAGTCTTAGACATTTTGCAGATGGTATGAAAGTTATACAGCAAGTAGCTCACTTACCTTTAGCTACATTGTCAAGTCTTACCGAGCCATTGCTTTTATTATCTAGAGCAGGAAAAGGTGATGGTGTAAATGTAGGAAAGGATATTATGAATGCCTTAAGTAAAGAAGGCAGTGATATAATGTTCAGAACTATTAAAGGTATACGAAGAGCCAAAGGTGATACAGTTTCAGATATAGCCGATGAAAGTCTATTAGGTAAAACATTTAAAAGTAGTATACGAGATGATGAGTGGGCAGAGCTATATCGAACTGGACTAGCTTTAGAGCAAGCAGTACAAGAAAGACTTGAAGGTTTAGCAGGTGAAGGATTACATTCTGGGGCGGCTAAAGCAATTCAAAATGGATTCTTTAAAGTTAATTTACTTACGCAATGGACAAAAGCAGTACAGCTTGCATCTTATACTACAGGTAAAAGATTAATACGACAAAACGCTGANAAACTTTCTAAAGGTGGCTTAAGTAAAAGTGAAACTAAATACTTAACAGAACAACTAGGTGACTTAGGTATTAATGCTGATGAAGCTGTTGATTGGTATAATGGTTCTTTGCGTGGTGGTAAGTTTGATGATGAACTAGCTAGAGCAGACGGCAAACAAAAAACTTTTTTTGATGAAAGTTATACATCAGGAGCTAATAGATTTGTAAAAGAAATTATTCTTAATCCAAGTACTGCGGAAGCTAACAGACCATTGTGGTTTTCTACTCCTGCGGCACAGATGTTAGTACAGTTTGCTGGTTATCCTACAGTATTTAACAATACAATACTTAAAAGATTTTCAAATGAATCACTTAATAATACTCAACATGCAGGTCCAAAGATAGCAGGTACTGCAATTTTAATGACTGCTGTAGCTCATCAAATGAATATCATTAGAAGTGATGGTCAAAATTTAAGAGATTATAAAACTGGTGAGAAAATAAAAGGATGGCAACTAGGAAAAGATGCTGTACGTAGATGGGGTGGAATGGGTCCATTTGAATACGCACAAAGATATGGAGCAGAATCTGATAGAAATGTAGGAGGAATTACAGCAGGACTTAAAACTTTTGCAGGTCCAATACCTCAAGATTTAATTGATAGTGTATTATATAGAAAAGGATGGCAAGAAATAGTAGCTACTAACTTACCAGGATATTCTGCATATGATTTAATTGCAGGTAAAGGAACTAAAAAGAAAGTTAGACAAATTGCTAGGCAAATGGCTAAACCTTCTAAGCCAGAAGATTTTAAATTACCTGAGTATGCAAGAGGTGGTATCGTTACTAATGTACCTAATGTAAAAGACGAACCAGACGAAATGATTAACAGGCAAACAGGATTACCATTTAACGCATCCTCAGAAGCAGTACAAGATTTGGAAGATAGAGAGCTTAAGTCTCAAATGAAAGGATTAGGATTATGAATATAGAAGAATGTAAACAACAAATTAAACGACACGAAGGCGAAGTGCTTTCAATATATGAAGATAGTTTAGGCTATAAAACTTTAGGAGTAGGGCATCTCTGCCAACCTGAAGACCCTGAATATACTTTAGAAGTTGGCACACCTATTGCACAGGATGTAGTAGACTTATATTATAGAAATGATTTTACAAAACATTATAAAGAAGCTATTCATATCTATGGTAGTGAAGATGAGTTTAACACATTACCAGAAACAATACAACATGTATTAGTTAATATGTGTTTTAACTTAGGAGGCACTAGACTTTCTAAGTTTAAGAATATGTTAAAGGCTTGTAAAGCTGGGGACTGGAATCAAATGGCTGTTGAAATGGAAGATAGCCGTTGGTTTAATCAAGTAGGTGGACGTAGTAGAGAATTACAAATGATGGTAATAGGAGTAGGTGAATGAAAAATTTATTAAAGAACATAGTAGGTGCAGTAGCTCCTACGTTAGGCACTGCTCTAGGTGGTCCTATGGGTGGTATGGCGGCGAATATGATAGCCGAAGTATTGGGAGTACCTAATACACCTAAAGCTATTGAGAAGGCTATAGCAGAAGCTACACCAGAACAAATGCTAGAACTTAAAAAAGCTGAACAAGCTTTTGAAATCCAGTTAAAAGAGTTGGACGTAGATGTATTTAAATTAGAAACAGAAGACAAGCAAGATGCTCGTGGAAAGTTTTCAAAGGATTGGACAGCTAGGATAATGGGCATTACAGTTGTTGGAGGATTCATGGGATATATATTCCTTGTTACTTTACAACCGCCAGAACAAAACTCCGAAGCTCTTATTAACTTAGTACTAGGTTATCTCGGTGGACTAGCTAGTGCTGTTATCAGTTTCTACTTTGGAGCATCTCATACTCCTAAAGAATAATGTCTGAAGCAGTAACCTTTATAACGGAAGTCGGATTCCCTATTGCCGCCGCAATGGGTCTAGGCTGGTTCGTGTCAAAGTTAATTAATAGAATTATTGACGGCATGGAAACTAAACTAGATACGTTAGATGAAAAGGTTCAAACAAGTTTAGACACAATGGAAGAAAGAGTTGCAACAAAACTTGATAGTCAATATGGTATTATTGTATCGTTAATAGATAGAGTAAGGTCATTAGACAATCAATCTTTAAAACAAGACGTACTCCTTAAAACTTTACTCGGAGTACCTAATTTAATTGACACAGACGAAATAGCGAAAGCACAGAAAAAAGATAGGCGAAAAGATTAAGAATGTTAAAATTATGGACAGTATGGAAATATGCGTTAGGCTCATTTAATGATGAGGATACAGCACCTGTAGAAAATCAAATTACGATTATACGAACTATTATTCTTTTAATTAATCTTGCTTGTGCTTGCTTGATTATGACTAATATTTTAAAAGAATGGATAGGATAAAATGAAATTAAAACCCACATTTAGAAGCGGTAAGACAGAACGTAACTGTTGGTTCTGTATATTTTTTTGGTGTATGTTTGTAGTATTTTACTCAGGATATACACTAGCAGACGAAGTAGTATTTAAATTTAAAAGCCCAAGCTTTAATGGAAACAATACTAGCTCACACTATTTAACTATAGAAAACCAAGAGCATTCAAGGAAGCTTAGTCTTAAGGCAGAGTTAAAAGCTCTTCAAGATGAAATAGAAAGGGATAAAGAAAATACAACTCTTGCTAGGTTTGTACGTAACTTAGAATCTAGAATATATGCACAATTATCTAGGCAGTTAGTTGAAAATTTATTTGGAGAAAACCCTAGCACAGAAGGGACTATAGAATTAGAAGGTAATACCATTACTTATTCAAGTGATGGTGTATATATAACATTAACGATAACGGATTCAAATGGAGAAACTACGACTATTACTTTGCCTATCGGTACTTTTACTTTCTAGTTGTGCAGTCTTTGAGGCTAATGACGATTTATTTTTAACGAAGAAAATACAACCCACCTCAACTTTAGATTTACAATCCACAGTATTAAAGAACCTACCTGCCGCTAAGAATAAACCTACCATAGCTGTATACCCTAATAGTTTTAAAGACTTGACAGGGCAACGAAGAAGCAACAGCACGTTTGCTTTGTTTAGTACAGCAGTTACTCAAGCCCCTGAAGCATTCCTTATTAGGGCTTTTAAGCATACGGCTAACGGTCAATTTTTCAGAGTAGTAGAACGTGTAGGTTTAGATGACCTAACAAAAGAAAGACAACTTATCAGAAGCACTCGTAAAGAGTTTGAAGAAGATAATAAACTAAAGCCTTTGTTATTTGCAGGGCTTTTAGTTCAAGGAGGCGTGATTAGCTATGAAGCTAATTTGCAATCTGGTGGTATCGGAGCAAGGTATCTTGGTATTGGCAACAGTAAATCCTATAGGGAAGATACTGTAACTATATCATTAAGACTAGTATCGGTATCAACTGGTGAAGTACTTACAGAAACTTTAGTATCTAAAAGTATTTTATCCACAAGTATTTCTCAAGACATATTTCGTTTTATTGAAACTGGCACTGAGCTAGTAGAGATAGAGGGTGGTGTGGCTGAGAATGAGAGTATCTCTATAGCTTTGCAAAAGGCAATAGAGACTGGGGTTTTAAATATAATACATATAGGAATAGATAGAGGCTATTGGGAATATGAATAAAATAATAATAATAACTGCGTTAAGTATATTGTCAACATTAACTTATGCGGCAGACAACGAGATTTTTGTAGAGCAGAGTGGAGCTACTGCTAATCTAGATTTAGAACAGTTAGGTTCAGCTAACTTGATAGGGGGATTATTATCTTCCGCAGGTTCAATGACTCCTTTTGATTTAGATGGTAGTACAATGACGCTTGACGTAAATCAAATAGGAGATACTAATAAATTTTTAGGTGATATATGGGCTGATAACTTTACAGGCTACTTTAATTTTGATGGTAGTAGTAATGCTTTTACAATCCAAGTAGACCCTTCTAATACATATGGAGCAGATGGTTCAAATGTAAATGTGCAAGCTACAGGTAGTAGTAATACATTTACGCTAGACCTTGCAACAGCTTCTATGTCTAGTAATACTGATTTAGATTGGATTATTAATGGTGATAGTAACATTGTTAATGCTGATATAGATTATGATGGTGCAACAAACTACATGGATATTGATGGAGATTCAAACACTGTAAACTTTGATGGTCAAGGTTATGCAGGAGGTTACTTTTATCTCGACCAAACAGGTAGTAGTAGAACCTTTAATATAAATCAAATGAGTACAAATGATAATGACTGGCTTAAAATACTTAGCACTGGCTCTGGTGGTACTGTTTGTGTCATCCAGAATGATGGCGGCAGTTCAGTCGGTTGCTAACGTAGGTAACATAACAGAATTACAAGGGTCGGGTAGGGTAGTAAGAGATAAAGATTATAAAGCTTCTTTATCTTTAGATATAAATAGTTATGATAATGTCCAAACTTCTAATGGAAGAATGGGTATTACTTTTTTAGATGACAGTCAAGTTAGATTAACTGAGCACTCTGAACTTATCATAGATGAGTTTATATATGACCCTGACCCATCCAAATCTAAGATGGCTCTAGAGTTTGCTAGTGGTACTGCAAGATTTATCACAGGAAAACTAGCAACTATAGACAAAGAAAATATATTTATAAAAACTCCAAGTGCTACGATAGCTATTCGTGGTACAGACTTTACTGTAACTGTAGATGAATTAGGTAGGAGTTTAGTAATATTATTACCAGACGATGATGGTCTTCCAAGTGGGGAGATTGTTGTTGCAACAGCTATGGGACAGGTAGTTCTTAACAAACCTTACCAAGCTACTACAGTTTCTATGTTTGAAACTAAACCAAGCAACCCTGTTATCCTTGACTTAACACTTGAGTTAATTGATAACATGTTAATTGTAAACGCACCAAGAGAAGTGAAGCAAGATGAAGGACAAAATGGAAGTAGTAACACTAATGTTCTTGATGTTGACTTCCTTGAGTTTGATGATTTAGAAATAGACTATTTAGCTGAAGACGATTTAGAGTTTACAGAATTAGATGTCAATTATCTTGACGTAAACTTTCTTGAAGACTTGTTAGATATTATAGAAGATGTAAACGAGCTAGACCAAACAGAATCTTTACTACGAACAGATATAAATTTAAAGGGTACTCAGTTGGGATTTGATTCTAACACACAAATAAATACTTTCTTGACAGATAATGTTCTAACTTTCTATAAAGTTTTAGAAGATACTGTTCGTTTAGATTTAGATAGGGATGGAGGNTACACAGTACTCTTAATACAAAATGGAAAGGGAACTCAGCTTGTAATAAATGGAGGAGGAAATTCTAGTATCACTATAAACCAAGGAGATTAAATGGGCTATAAAAGATTTATAAGATATAAGTATGGTTATCCTCTGTCTAGGATAGGTACTTTACTAGATATAACAGTATGAAGTGGGCACTTACTTTACTGGGTATACTTACCCTACCTTTACTATTTAACTCACAAGCCTTAGAAGTCTTAAGGCTTAAAACTTTTGATGCCGTTGTAGAAACTCCAAATGCTACAGGGCATTTTACCGTATTAAATATTACGGAACAAGACTTAGATAATCTCGGAGGCTACCCTCTACCACGCCAAGACTTAGCTAAGATTCATAAAGACATTATGGATGCAGGTGCTTATGGTGTTGGGTGGGTTATGTTATTTCCACATGCAGATAGAATGGGTGGAGATGATGAGTTTGCTTTAGAGCTTTCTAAGTCTGCTAGTGTTATAGCTATGCCAGAAGTAGACAACGGTTTATATCCTGCTACTCATGGCACGGTTATCAAAGGACCAGATATAACTTTACCACAAGCTTCTGGTTTCTTATCGAATGTCGATATACTAAAACAATCTACGAGTCAAGGTGCTATCTCTGCACCAGTAGATGTTGATAATCTTGTAAGACAAATACCATTACTACAACAAACACCAACAGGATGGGTAGCTTCTTTTGGCACAGAAGTTTTAAAGATACTTGGGGGTGGTAATACTTATCAAATTGTAACCAATCAAAATGGTATTGACAAGATAAGAGTCAGAGGAATACCACCAGTAGATACAGATAGCCTTGGTCGTAAATGGATTAGCTGGGTAGACACACCACAAACCACACTAAAAGAAATGAATGTAGAAAGTACGTTTGTCTTTGTAGGTTTTACTGCTAAAGGAATCTCGCCTCAACTTGCAACACCTGTCGGGTTATTAGAACCTCACAAAATACAAGCGGCACTTTCAGAAAGTATGTTGCTTGACAGTCCTCAAATTCCAGAGTATAGATTACTTGCAGAACTATTCATATTAATCCTCTCAGGCTTACTCACAGCCCTCTCAATCAATTATCTAGGTGTCACTAAGGGGGTAGTATCCTTTCTAGTTTTATTGCCTCTAATGGGCTATTTTGAATACTACTTTGTTACCAATAATTTACTGATAGATTTTACATGGAGCATAATAAGTATGACACTTATTGCTACCCAACAATTCTATCTAAACTTTAGAACACAATACAAACTTAGACAACAAATTAAGAAACAGTTTGAACATTACCTTGACCCAAGACAGGTTAAACAATTACAAGATGACCCCAGTTCACTGAAGTTAGGAGGAGATAGACGAAGATGTACCTTCCTCTTTACAGATGTCAGAGGTTTTACAAGTCTATCAGAAAGATTAGAGCCAGAAGAAGTCACAGAAATTATGAACAAAGCCTTGACTATTCAGGCTGATGCGGTCAAAAGAAATGGTGGTATGGTAGATAAATATATTGGAGATGCAATGATGGCAGTCTTCAATGCCCCAATAAACTTGGAAGACCATGAGAATAAAGCAATCCAAACAGCGTTAGAAATACACCAAGATATGGAAGAAGCCAAGCTAGGAATAGAGATAGGTATTGGCATAAATACAGGAGAGGCGGTAATAGGTAATATGGGAAGCGATACACGTTTTGATTACTCAGCTATAGGTGATGCAGTTAATTTGGCGGCAAGACTTGAAAGCTCTACCAAAGAAGTTGGTGAAGATATAGTTATTGGTGTGAATACAATAACAGGTTCGACTACCGAAGGTAAATTACTAGAGCCAATTTACGTCAAAGGTAAGTCAGAACCTATTATTATCTACACTATTTAGTCATCCATCTTTCTGGCGTTTAGGTTAGCTTCAATGTAGCTATGAACTTCATCTAATTTCTTTGTAGCTTCCCTGACTATAGTATGTAGTGTAGAGTATTCTTCCGTACTAAAATATTTTTTAAGCTCTGTTATATCTGTAGATAATCTTTCAGTAACTAAGTTACCTGTCCTATTATACAATAGTTTATATCCAAGCAACTCAGCCTCTTCCCTTTTCTTTTTCATTATTCTATTCCTGTAAAAGTTACAGAGTCCTGTCTTCCTCGTAGTCCTGCTTTCATGTAAGTAGTTGCTCGTCCTTCAAAGAAGTTTTGATGTTCAACACCCATGACCTCATCAATCCAAGTAAGTGGATTTTCTTTCTGGTCATAGTTAGTCTTCAATCCTAGTTGTAATAACCTACGGTCTGCAATGTATCTATTGTAAGCATACATATCTTCTTTAGTTAATCCTTTAAGGTCTCCCATCTCAAACACTAAGTCTAAGAACTTGTCTTCTAGTTCTACCATGTCCCTACAGATTTGATAAAGTTCTCCTTTAAAATCATCTGTCCATATCTCAATGTTCTCTTGGATAAACTCACGGAATAGTTTGGTCATAGCTTCAACATGCATAGACTCATCACGAATAGAGTAAGTAACAATCTGCCCCATACCCTTCATCTTACCAAAGCGTGGGAAGTTTAACAAGATAGCAAAGCTACTGAACAACTGTAGTCCTTCTGTGAAAGCAGAGTAGACAGCCAGTGTTTTAGCAATGGTACGCTTATCAGACTTAAGAGGTTTGAAGTGTCCGACATAATCATGTTTGTCTGCCATCTCCTCATACTCAGAGAAAGCTTTGTATTCTATTTCAGGCATACCTACTGTATCAAGTAGTAAGCTGTAAGCATCTTGGTGAATAGATTCCATGTTAGCAAACGATGACATCATCATACGTGCTTCAGGTTTCTTAAAGATAGGCATATATTTATCAATGTATCCTGATGCTACGTCTACATCTGACTGTGTAAACAATCTAAATATTTGTGTAAGTAAATGTTTTTCTTCTGGCGTAATATCCTGCCAGTCTTTTACATCTGTATGCAACGGAACTGATTCAGGCATCCAATGCATTTGGTTTTGTAGTTTGTAATACTCATACATCCAAGGGTATTCAAACGGTTTATAATAGTCTCTAGTTGTTAATAAGCTCATGATTTTTCCTTAACCTTCACAGGCAATACATTCCACATCATCCAAACGAATGCGTGGGATTTTAGTGTTTACATTCTCTACGTTTCGTGCCGCATTAGTTCTAAAGTAATACAGCGATTTTAGTTTATTCATTCCATACCAGTGCACATCATTGACATACTGCATATACGTGTCGTGTATCTCTTGTGGCTCTGTACTCTTAGGCAGAGTAAAGAATAAATTAACCGATTGTGCTTGACAGATAAACTGTTGTCTTTGATATGCATGTTCTACAATCCAGATTTGATTTATCTCATTAGCAGTTTTAAATATTTCTTTTTCTTTGTCATCTAAAATATCTAAGTGTTGTACTGAACCTTCGTTAGCCGATATATCTTTCCAGATATTCTCTAGCTCTGTGGCTTTAATCCCCTTAGATTTAAAAACCTTTTCGAGATACTTGTTCTTAACTTGATAACTACCTGACAAAGTTTTATGAGTATAACAGTTAGCCCTGAAAGGCTCAATAGAAGGGGAAGTGCCACTACATATAATGCCACTACTAGCATTAGGAGCAATAGCCAATAGGTTAGTATTCCGCTTACCTGTACCGTGAACATCTGGAGCTTCTCCCCTATCCAAGGCAAGTTCTTTAGTAGCTTGCGTGGCTCTAGCTTTGATAAAGGTGAACGCTTTATGGTTAAAGCCAGTTGCGAATATACCCTCGAAAGGAATGTTCCTAGATTGGAGGTATGCATGGAAGCCCATTGCACCCAGTCCAATGCTACGTTCTCGATATGCTGAATACGCAGACTTAGTAAATCCTTCCTTTCCTTCTCTAATGTACTTTTGAAATCTTTTAAAATTTGCACTATAATCTCCTAGTTGTTCTGTGTCTACTGCGTTGTCAATATAATGTTGTAGTATATTGTCAAGCATGGTTACTAAATCTTGTATAAAGTTATCATCCTTTGACCACTTATCAAAGTGTTCAAGGTTTACAGATGACAAACAACATACGGCTGTTCGTTCTTCATTGGTAGGTAAAGTAATCTCAGAACAAAGATTGCTCTGCTGTATTTTTAATCCTAAATCTTTTTGTGGTTTGGGTAAGTGCTCATTACATGTATCAATGTTTATCATGTAAGGTTCACCTGTCTCTGCTCTGGCATGAATAATCTGCCACCATAAATCTCTAGCGTTTACTATTTTAACAGCCGTGTTAGATTTAGGGTCAATCAATCTCCAGTCTTCATCATTCTCAACAGATTTTAAAAATGCATTAGTAATGTTAATACCATTGTGTAGATTAAGATTCTTTCTGTTGATGTCACCACCTGATTCTTTACGCATGTTAATGAACTCTTCAATCTCTGGATGACTGATGTCCATGTATGCGGCATAACTTCCTCGTCTTGTAGTGCCTTGATTAAAGGCTAACATCTGTGAGTCTACAACGTGGAGGAAAGGAATGCTTCCAGTAGAACGAGAGCCATGAGAAGTTGAAATACCATTGCTCCTAATATCGCCCCAATATCCACCGATGCCTCCACCACTACTTGCGAGCCATACGTTCTCATCATAATGAGCAGATAAACCACCCCTGCTGTCAGGAACATAATTGAGAAAACAACTGATAGGAAGCCCACGGCTTGTACCCCCGTTACTAAGTATAGGAGTACTGAACATGAACCAACGAGAGGAAGAGTAGCTATAAAGTCTTTGAGCCAATTCAAAATCTGTTTCCCCTTTGTAGGTTGCTCCGTAGACGGAGGCTCTTGCGAATGCTTCTTGTGCATGTGTTTCTTTCTCCCAAAAATATCTATCTTTTAATGTGTCAAGACTAAACTTATCAAATGTTTTTTCTTTGTCATAGTCTATCTCTATTCCTAGATAAGGCTTCTTTCCTATCTTATCATCTACCATTGTTTGAATCCTTATCAGTTGTGTTTCGTTGTACATACAAAGCTATTATAGCATAGTGTATAATCTTAAGCAAGTCCATTTCAGATTTGCCACTCTTTTTTCCATACCTCATTGCATACTTCATGATGTTCCCAATACAAAAACCTTCTCCGTGTCCTGCATCTAGTATCATATCAGTTGCTTGGTACTTACCGTTTGCATAGTGTTGGTCGTATGTTTGATTTACATATAGTATTATGTCCTTTATAATATCATCTTCTTTAAATTTATAGTTCATTGTTTTTCCATTCGTGAGGTAAACTTTCTTCGTTGTACCATCTAAAGTTATTAGTCTCAGCCCATTCAGCATGGGTGCGTTTAGTTCCATCTTTTCTTTTCTTTGCGGCTGGCATTGGTGCGAAAGGTTTTTGAAATAAGAATACTAATTCATAACCTTTTGGTAAAGCCTCCCTTATATGGATGTACTTACTGTACTCTGCAAAGTCCCAGAACCTACCCTTTGCCTCAAGTAAGATTGTCTTACCTTTTATTTTCTTAACAAAGTCAGGTTCATACTTATGTCTAATTATATAATCAATGTTATCCCAATGATGCTTCCACTTTTTTAAGATGGTGTCATGCAGTGTGGCTTCCCAGATACTATCGTATCCTTTAGGGACATTAACTTTTTTAGGTCGAGGTTTTCTCGGTACTCGTCTAGACATCAGTAATAGAGGAGTCGTAGTTTTTAACTAGCTTCCAGTACTCAAGTATAGAGTTGAACATGTTAAGATGTCTGTCATGTGTTTCATCATCCCATTGATGACAAGCAATTAAACTTGTATCTTTCCTATCTACAAAGATAGAAATTCTCTGTGGATTATCAACGCCACAACCTTGTGCATAAGCAGACAACTGCATACCGTGTTCATCGTATACTAATTTAGCAGGGTCTTTACCTTCTAAGTTATCCTTTGTTTTAAAGTCAACAAAGATGCCAGACTTAGAATATAAATCTATCTTACCACCATACCCTATGTCAGCACAAAAAGAATCTTCAGCTACCCATTCTTCATTAGGGAAATGCTCATCAAGATATTTCTTGATAACTTCATATGGCTCACTGGTAAACGTACCTAAGAAACCATTCTCAATTAAGTTATGGATTTGCGTACCTCTTTCGGCGGCTTGCTTACCAATCTTCTTAGAGTCTTCTTTACAACGGTAAACAAAAGCCTCGAATGATTCGTCTTCGTTACGTTCTAAAGTAAGTGCAGAGTTTAAAGCCTGATTAATCTTCCAGTTTTCAAGGGAAGGTTTAGCAATCATACCAAGGATAGTAGTAACAGAAGGAACTAAGTTTAGTTTCTTAGCATCTCTAAGTGTAGTGTTCCTTTCTTTACCGTTAGCTCCGATGATGGTATACATGGGTTCACCATCTTGTGCATACCAATGACCAGACTCAGCCGTGAATTTATTATATGTATCTAATTTAGATTTGTCAATAGGTTCTTTACTTTTCTTTGTCATTTTCTGACTCCTTGAATGCTTTAATCACATCCGATGAAAATAATTTTTGTAGATTAACGAGGAACATTTTACTAGCTTTGTGGTCTCCACCTGCTACAGTCTTAAATGTATCCAGTTTATCTACGATTGTTCTTAGCACATCTGTTTTAAATACCAGTGTGCAGAACTCGTTGTCTCCTACACATAGATTATGAAACCAGTAGTCTGCTTCGGTAGCCTTGATACCTGACGGCTTACCCCAAGATTCATATTCAATACAAATGTTACCTGTCTTTTGCCACATGTCTTTCTCAGACTTTACTTCTATCTTCTTATCAGTTAGCATCTCTGCTATCTTCTCTTCTCTGACTGTGCCATAAGCCAAATCTATATCAAACTTCTTCCTGTTCTCTTTAGTGGGTTTCATACCAGTTCTCTCCTATATTGTATTCTCCTGTTAAAGGACAACGCATGTTATAATATTTACTTGCTTCTTCTATTGCTTCAACACCGAACACACCAACGCATTCGGCTTGTGATTCTTTTACTTCTATCTGCCACTCATCATGTATGTTAGCTACAAACCTAGCATCGAGAGCATTGAGGCTCATCTTTTCTTGTAGGATTGTCATAGCTTTCTTCATCACGATTGCACCACCACCTTGTAGTAAAGTATTTAATGCGGCATGTTGACTACGTACATATATCTTTCTACCATCAAGACCTTTCAAGAAGCCACGTTCAGATGCTTTCTGAACTCTGTCCTTTAGTATCTTAAGTGAGGGTAAGTTTTTAAGAAAGGTAGCCTTGAGTTTCTTACCTTGCTTTGCACCACCACCAGATATCGAACCTATCTTAGCATCACCTGCCCCATACAAAAATGCATAGATGAATGTCTTCGATTCGTTACGAGTTTTAAGTCCTGCTAACTCTTGATTCCTGCTGTGTATATCTCCATGTATAACCTCATCAATATACTCTTGGTCATTCATGTAATGAGCTAACACTCTCAACTCTAATCCACTTGCATCTATACCTACTAACTTATAACCATCAGGTACTGTCCAACATGAACGACATTCCTTACCATAAGGGCTACCAGAGTTTGGAATCTGTGCCATGTTAGGACTACGGTGTGTCATTCTAGATGTGATTGTACCATTAGGATTAACATACCCATGTACTCTATCACCCTTGAGTTCATCTATCCAAGATGTAACCTGTGCTATACGCTTCTGATAAAGCAAGTAGTCTGCAATAAGTTTAGCTTCTCGTATGTGTTCAATCTTTTTAAGTGTACCCTCATCAACAATGGGCTGACCTGTCGGAGTAAATCTTTCAGGCTTCCACCCAAAGTCAATGAGGTACTCACCTATTTGCTTACGGCTACCTAAGTTAAACTCAACTAACTTCTGTCTCATGAATGGTTTAACATTCTGTGTTTTAATACAGTTGTTATACTCATCATCTGTTAGTCCACGCTTTGATAGCTCACCATCTTTCCTGATGTAAGGTGTTACTATTTTCTCATCCATCATCTTAGGTTTGAATGTGTTGTGTACTTCTTCTTCTACTTCAAACTGTTTGTCCTTGAGTTCTGCAAGCAACTCCATAGCTTTCTTAGTATCAAAGAAGAAACCATTCTTCTCTTGCTGTCGCATAATCTTAGCGACCTTGTGCTCAAGACTGATTGAGTCTTCGCTAAACATCTTACCTTCTTTGAGTAAGTAATTGTATACAACTTCATTTAGCTTTACGTCTTGAACACAGTAGTCCAACATAGCAGGTGTATACTCATCAAAGGTTTCGGGTTGTTCTTGTTTAGCCATGCCAACACGCCACCCCCAAGTCTTCAAGCTATGTCCATTCTCACGAACAGGGTTAAATAATCTTGACATAACTAATGTATCTTCTAACTTGTGTGTTACTGTAGCACCATGTAGTTTTTCTATTACTGGTATATCATAACCTATAATGTTATGACCTATAAGTACTTCTGCATTCTCTAAGAATTTAATACCTTCTTCGATTTGCGTGTTGTCAAAAGTATGTACTGCTCCACCCCACTCTTTAGCTACTATACAATGTATAACGGTAGGGTCTAAGCCATCAGCTTCAATGTCAAATATTATTTTAGAACTGTTCATTGTCGAATGTTTCCTCCTCAGATACTTCAAACAATCTACCAGTATCTGAATTATATCGGAGACCACAAGCCAATCCTGTGTCTCCAGTGTACCTAGATTTTAGTACACGAACCTTAGTGAGGTTAGCTTCTTCAGGGTTAATTGCTTGTTGATTTCTCTCCAATGCAATCACACAATCAGATAACTGTGCAATACCCTGTGAACCTTTGAGATGAGATAGGGATACTTCGATACCCTGCTCATGTCCTTTATCTCCTGCGGCTCTTCGTAAGTGTGATACCAATATCATACCTACACCTGTCTCTTCTACCAGAGACCTCAAGCGATTCATAAGCATGTCAATACCACGCCTCTCATCGCCTTCATGCAACACATTGACAAGCATATGTAAGTGGTCAACGATTACCCATTTACATTCACAACCTACAATAATATATCTAAGCTTGGCAAAGATATCATCAATGTCGGTAGCACCTAAGTGTGAGTGAATGAATACTCTACCAGAAGGGATAGCCTTATCAAACAAACCCATGAGGTCATCGTCTGAATAATTCTTACGCTTCTCTGATAGATAGATTCTATCGTTAGCTTCGATGGATAAGATACCATCAGCAGTACGCAACCAATTCTCTTCAAGGGCTACGATACCTACATTGTCATCTGTGTTTTTGATAAGCCAATGTTCTAACTCTCTAGTGACACTAGACTTACCAAGACCTGTGCCACCTGTAAGTGTGACCAGTTCTCCTTTACGCATACCATAGAGCTTCTTGTTTAGTCCGTCCCAAGGATATGCAATACTTTCTTTCTCTTCTCTATGTAGCCAGTCACCCTTTTGAGATGATAGCTCCATGATACCAGAAGGTGTGTATGTTTTAGAGTTCCACCATGCTTGGGTAAACTCTGTGAACTTCTTCTGCTTGAGCATTTCATTAGCATCTTTGAAGCCGTTAGGGAATGACATGATTCTAGTTTTGTTAGGCTTGAGTATTTTAGCTACAGCTTTTGCCGCTTCTTTACCTGCCTTATCATTGTCAAAACATAACACTACATTGTCAAAGGATTCTACAAACTCTATGCTTTCACGCACATCTTTGACTGCTGATGATGCACCACGCTTAACGGATACCACTGCCCACTTACCTTGGAACAGTTCATCCACTGCCATAGCATCACACTCACCTTCAGTAATGGTTAGATACTTGCCACCTGTATTGCCATGTAGTTGTTCTCCAAACAAACCAGTGCCTTCAAATGTTCCATTGCAGGAAAAGTTTTTGTTCTCTACATATCGTGTCTTAGTACCCACCACCTCATTACCATTGAAGAATGGATAGATGTGTTGTACTACGTTATTGTTTCTGTCCTTGACAATCTTTACACCATACTTAGTTGCTGTCTTTTCAGAGATACCTCTGTCGGTTAGTGAACCATAAGCACCAGTATAAGATGTTAGGAATGTGTTGTCGGACTTGGGTTTTGTTTTCATATCAATCACTCTACCTGTAGCTTGACCTTCATAGTTTGTAAAAAAAGTATTACAACTAAAGCATTTTGCAGAGCCATTCTCATTGAGAGATACAGCGTCACTGCTTGAGCATTCAGGGCAGGGTAATTTATGTTTAATGAATTGGGTTCGTTCTTGTATCATTCTATCTCCAGTAGAAAAGTGAGGCGTTGTATTTGGATTATGCCTTTAAGTCCCATCCAAGTATTAGGACACCTCACGGTTAGTTATTCAGAATCAGTTTCAGTATCTTGTACCTCTTCTTCTTCTGTCTCAACAATCGCATCAGGGTTTTCTTTCAGCAAGCTTTCAAGATTACCTCGGTGCGTAGCACTAGTAAAGTTCAGTGCTTCTAGTAAGACTTCTAGTTGGGACACCTTGCTAATAATTACATTAGCGTTTGCCCTAACATTCTCATCTTCAATCTTAGCCACATCATAAGATGTGACACCATCATCATTCTTAATACTAACAATCATATTAAAATTCCTCTCCTTCGTCAAAGAACTCAGAGCCGTCTTCGGCTTTGTATTCAATTAAATCTACGATTTGGACAGCCTGTAAGTCGAGACCTTTCCCTGCCTTACCTGCATATTCCCAAGCGTATTCATTACATTGGACTCTAACCTTAGAGCCATTACCCACAGCAAGATTTACTTCCTGTTTGTTTTGGTCAAGCAATCTTGGTGCAGACCTAATCATTCCATTAGGACCATTCACCTTACGCTTAACTACTAGTGCAGAACCTTCGTCCATTGATTTAATGGTATGTCCACGTGATGCAAAGTCATTAGCTGTTGCTTCATCAACCACAAGGTTGACTGTGTACATGGGTTCAAATGTTGTATTGGGTGTTTTGATACTTGCCCAATAAGCCGTGCCGTCAATTATCATATTGTTCTCCTATGATGTTAGTTAAATTAAAGGAGTTTGTGAGCCAACTACTCCCGAAGTTGTGGACTGAAGCCAAACCAAATAATTTATTATCTGGAGATAGAGGGCTTAAAGTTCTTTGGTTGCTCATTGTCATGTTGCACATATTACACCATCTCGTTGCGGATGTCAAGCATTATTTCATCCATGGAATAAAGACTTTCATCTAACAATTTTACATAAAAAACTTTAGGGTCAAGAGTCCATCTTGCCTCATAGCCTACCTTATGTTCATACATTTCTTGTGTGTGCCTACTAATCCAATCACAGAAATATCTGTACTCATCTTCTGTTAGTCTTACAAACCTTTCATCATACTCTCTTTGTGTAAGAAAAGTACCATCTTCGTTTGCTTCAGTATTGTCTGTCCAGTTTTCTTCTTTCATACTAGTCTCCTAGTGTATTGTTTTATTATGTTCGTTATCATGGAAGGCTTCTCGCAAAGCCTCCTCTGTAATGTCTGCTCTCATCTGTCTCATTGCCATCATGTCCATTC